TCCTGATAGCCGGTCAACCAGAGTTGAACCTCTTGAAAATCGTAACGGTCAAGCGGCGTTTCCGAACCAAAGACAAGGTTGAACTCCAGAGGCTTCTCGTGGTAGTTTACGCCTTGATGAATTGGCTGAACGCGGCCGGTCGTTCTCGTTTCGATGATACTGGCTTCGTTACCGAACGCCGTGTCTTCGTTGCTTTTGCTGTCCAGATCACAGATAAAAAGGTTATATGCCAGAGACGACTCTCCGGCGAACGTGAATTCGTAGGTGTTAAACAGGTTAAGCACCTCCTATAGAAAGGCGCGGTATGGAAACATGCCGCGCCGGCCATTATTTTTTGATTTTGAGAACTTCGATAATGTCGTTGACCATGCGGCGGGATACAGCTTCGTGCTGCTTAACCGTGTCTCCGTCCGCACCCTTGATGATGGTGTCGCCGAAGGTAACGTTCGTGACGTTTTCACGCGGGATCGTGACAACTTCACGGTTTACGCCGGAAACAGGCATCTGAGCGGTCTTGGACAGGTCTGGCAGGGCAGAAGCGGACAAACCGCTGGTGATGACGGACATTACCTTGAGGATGGAGTCGAGTGACTGCTGCTTGGGCTTGTCGAGCACGATTTCGCCCTTCTGCAGAATCGCCATCATCTCGTCTTGACGCAGAGTAGAGGCATCACCGACAACGCCACCGGTATGGTACTTCTCATAGAGCAAAGTGCCATCCGAAGCATACCATGTGCCATTTACGCGTTTCGGGTCCTCTCCGTACTGCCTTAAAGCATTGGAAAGCTGAAGGTTCGCTTCGTTAAGTTCCTTTTGTTTCGCCTCTGAAGCGCGGAACCAAGCAGCACTGTTCTTTTCCATCTGATCTACGATATATTTGATATGGTCTTCATTCGAAATATCAGCTTTAGAACTATCGCCGACGACATTGGAACTACCGGTCTTGTTTGAATTCGTTCCGCTTGAGCCAATCGCATCCAGCGCGGTGAGGTAGTCCCCATACTGTTTAGCAGCGTCCAGAGCTTTACTCCAGCTTGCCTGTAGCTCCTTCGTGAGGTGAGAACCGTATTCCTCATTCCAAGTCTCGAGTGTGGTATACAGGTTGTTCCAGTTTTCCTTGATATACTTCCGAGCTGCGGCATCAAGCCGCTCGGCAGACTGGATGGACTCCTGCAATTTCTTGATCTCGGCGTCCTTTTCCTTCTCGTAGGCTTCCTGCATCTTGTCCAGATTGTCAGTCTGTTTATCGTAGGCATGGTCTGCTTGATCCGAGGCGAGTTCCTTTTGGAGGTCAGCCAATTGTTCCTCAAGATCTTTACGCTTTGCGATTGACTCGCGGCTGTCATCCAGAGACAGAGCGTTGATTTTCTCTTGGAGCTTTGCCATTTCCTTGACCTTGTCGGCTACCTCGTCCTGATAGTCGGCTTCGTCTTTGGTCAGTTGCAGGCTCTCTTTCTTCTTGTCGATGATTTCGCTATACTTATCCTTCAGCTCTTCCAGAGCGTCAACTTGGCGGTCGATGTTGTCTTTGATCATTTCTTTGACGTAGTCGAAAATCTCGTCCACGCCGTCCTTCATATCATCAACGTCGATCCCGACGCCCTCCTGTACGTTGCTCAGGAGCTTACGACGCATATCGATCTGCGCAACAGCCTTCTGATAGCCTTCTTTAGTAAGGTCAAGCATAGCAAGCTGTGCGTAGACGGAACCCCATTGAACCTCAGTCAGGTCGGCCGTTGCGTTTAGCAGGTTGTTCAGCGAGACAACGTCATTCTCCTGCAAAGCCAGACGAAGACTCTCGACATAAGCTGCGGCACTTTCCAGTGCCAGCTGCTCATTCTTTGCTTTGATAACCTTCTTGATGGCTTCCTCGTTAATGGTCAGAAGCCCGTTCTCGTCTTGGAGATATCCCAGATACTCGGGGCCGAGCTTCATTATCTCTTGGAAAGTATCGACAGAGATAAACCCTCCATTTGTCGAATATTCCTTTGCGGCATCCTTAAACGTGTCGAGAACGTCCTGAATCGTATCAACGGAATCACTCGCCGCATCAACGATGTCGGAGAGGTAGTCGATGACTTTCTGTTTGACATCCTTAACAGCGTCTTCGTACTCCCACCATTGGTCGGAGAGGTCGGCCACTTCGTCACTGAGATCGGAATATCCCATGCCGCGGTAATACTGCGCTTCCTTGTGCAGGTTCTTCTGAGCCTCGCGATAATGGTCAATGATGCCGTTGAGAGTAGACTCAATTGCATCGCCATCGATAGACGAGAAGATAGTATCAACAGTCTTGGTTTCGAAACTGTCTGCAATGCCGCTGAAGATGCCGGCCAGAGGATTTCCCTTCTTGGCAACACCGTTCAGGATATTCTGCGACAGCTTTGCTGAGTTAAAAATCTTGCGCTGAGCACGAGTGAAAGAGCGTTCGAGCTTGTCAGTGTCGAGCAAGCGGTCAAGGCTCCGCTCGGCCAGTTTAACAGCATTTTCATGTTCCGACGTGATCTTGTCGTACATGTCCTTCATCGTGTCGATGATGCTGTCATGCGCTTCCCACCACTGTTTTTGCATGCTGCGCACATACTCTGACGAGTCTTTTTGCCCTTGAGCACGGTAACGGTCGGCAGCCTTT